AAGGCTTGTGGATTAGTGGAGGTTATCTAATGAACTACAAGGCAGAGATTATATTTTCAACAGATAAGCAACTTACGGCAGAGCAGATAGATAACTTACTAGGCAATTTGGAGCTCCAAATCAGCGAGCCAGTAGATAGTGAGCAGGAGGCGGAGGATTACGCCACCTCCTTAATCAGTATCAATATCATAGAGGAGGGCAAGTAATGAACGCTAAGTGCCAGCAATGCGGGCAGGAGTTAGATTTATTGACCGCCTTTACCCTTTATCGGGTGTGCGGTAAGTGTACGCGGGCTAATCATAAGAGAGTGAGGGCGGGCAAGTGAACATATGCGACGATTGCGAGAGCGAGATTACGCTTACGCTAGAGGCTTACGGTAACGGGCAGATGATGAAGATAGATTGCCCTAATTGCGGGCTTAGCTACGATACTAATTTAGATCCGGTAGAGGGAGAGGGTAAGTAATGAGTACTGTATGCGAAAATTGTGGAGGGCAAGTAACTACTAAAATAGAGGGAGCGAGAGTGGACTATTGCTATCGCCCTAATTGTGCTTACGGGGAGGATAAATAATGACTATCGAACATCACTTTATTATTAAGTATTCCACCGAGAATGGGTGGGAATTAGATTACGATAGTGAGGAAGTTCGCTTCCCTGATGGCACTGTATTCAACGATGAAACCGATACGTGGTCCAGTGGATACGCGGGAGAGGGAGAGTTCGTAGATAATGACGATACTATCGGTGAAACCCTTAGCTCCGCTTTAGAGCTACTTAATGGGGTGAACGTATGAGCGAACCTAATTTCAATATAGATCCGCTATTCGATAGTACCTATATCAGTGCAATATGTGACGTATGCGGTGATGAGTTCGACCACTCGGAATATGAGTCCGATACGTGCGCTAAGTGCGAGAGTATCCTAATAGAAAAGATAAAAGAGATGAAAAGAGAGGGCAGAATATGAGCGAACCAACGAAAGAATACTGGCAAGCTAAGGCACAACTATGCGAGAAGGTTGCTATGGATCAGCTAATGAATGCGGATAGCGCCGGAGCTATGCGTAACCTAGAGCGTATGGTATATGCTCTTAGCCGTGTAGGTATCGAGAATAAGAGAGAGGCAGAAGGCAATGAGTAAGTGTGAACAATGCAATATAGATATACCCAAAGAACAATTAAGCGGCTTAGGTACTTGCCCTAAGTGCGTGGGAGAATGGATTAAAGGATATAAAAGTATGCACGATAGACGATACGGAAAGAGGGTAAAGGTATGAATGAAGTAATCAGCTTTCACCCTAGGACATCGCCTTTATTCACCTTCTATGAAGTGGTGGATAGTCAGGGTATAGCAGAGTGGGGTGGCAGTGACCCCGTAGAGGCAGTCCAGTGGCTACGGCGTAGCCCTATTAACTCACGCTTACTAGTATCAGGGTGGGACGCAGAGGACGAGGACGCGAGACTCGTTGGACAGTCCTTAGATATAACTAAGATCGTATTCGCCACGTTAGCGGGAGTCCTATGATACTGGGGATAATCGTAGTAATGGTACTCTTCTACCTAGTCCTAGTGGCAGGGGATAAACTTAATGGAGAATAGAAAGGTCAGTGCATCTCAGTCAATTTCGTATCGTAATTACAGGAGAGCGAGAGACCGTGCTCTAGTGCGTCTCTCTCACCAATACCCAGAGCTTTACAAGGAGTATCTGGAGGAGGAGAAAGAGTTTGATGAAGAGCAAGGTGTTAAGTGGTTTGCTATTGACGATCGCCCTTATGTTACTGTGGGTGTTCGCACCCGCACCAATACATCAGGTCGTAGAACACCCAAAAAATCTAGTCGTAAAAGAAGTAAAGGCAAGCGGGGTAGAAAAGCGTGAAAACATACGTGTATCGAAGCGTTACGCTTACATCTTATACAAGTGGGGAAAGCGTGAGCAGGCGTGCCTTGTCTCCCTTTGGACCCGTGAAAGCAGGTTTGACCACCACGCTAGACCGAGAGACAACAAGGGAAGAGTCCTTAGCTCGGCTTACGGAATTGCTCAACTGCTTGGAGAGAGAAGTACAGATCCTAGAGAACAAATCCTTAAAGGTCTTATCTACATTCAGTCAAGACACCACACACCTTGTAGAGCCAAAGCCTTTCACGACAGACGAAACTGGTACTGATGTTTAGATACTGGCTATTGTTCGGGATAAAGAGAGGCTGGATAAGCAAGCCTTATTGTGCTACGCACGAAGGCAACTATGAGTTTATGACTGATGAAGAACGAGAGGAGTGGGAAGAGGGCGGAGATCCTTGCCATACCGCAATCTCTCTGCTAGAATAATCTAGCCTCTCCGTTCCGAGAAGTAGAGCCACACTGTTAATTGCCTTCCAGTGTGGTTTTACTTTTTCTTAATCCAATACTGAGTGTTAGCTACTATCAAATCAAACTCATCCCTATGGCGTTCAGCAAAGAGGAGGATGCCAGCTTTAGGCGACTGAGAGGGAGGCAAGTCTGCTCCCCACGTGAGATCATCGAAGGCCATAATGCCACCGGACTTAAGCAGTGGCCACGATAGTTCAGCATCAAGCAATACACCTACTGTTGTATGGTCTGCGTCAATGTATATAAAGTCATATTGATTACGAGCATATTCTTTTTCTGATAACTCTGATAATAGAAAGTTAGTGGTAGTAGTGCGGTAGTGGTAGGACTTACCGTCATTTTCATAGTCACTGGTCTTAGCAAGGTAAGAGTTATAGACATCATCAAAGTCCATAGACTTATGCTCATCTTCATCGCTACCTTTCCACGTATCTACATCAGTAAGGCGTGAGCCTTGACCAGTAAGGATATTCTCTAGTAACCACACACTGGCATCGCCAGTAAAGGCACCGAGCTGAAGGTACTTCAGGTTAGGTAAACCTGTATCTTGTATCAGATACGTTGCGAAATTATCTATTGCACTCTTAGCAAACCAATTAGGATAGTCAGCCACATTAGCCTCCAGTTGAGTAGAATCCAGGTGCGTTAAACTTAATACCACCTACACCATAGACACGATCCATAGGTGTATGGCAGTCAAAGCAGATAGGTGCGTTAGCCTCAGCGTGGATGCTACGTTCGATAGTGAGTTCACTCTTACACGTTTCACACTTGTAGTCGTACATCATTTGCTATCCTCTTTAATAATTCTAAAACCTTCAACAAAAGAATTACAGGCGGGACAAGGTGGTAACCAATCAAGCGGTCCAAAGTCCATACCTAGCGTTGACTTCCAATTACATTTAGAACATAGATATTCAGCAGTCATAACTTGATAGCCTCACTGATCTCCAAGTAACCAACAACCTTTGGTACCTTAGCCTTGTTCTCAAAGTCAGTAGTAGCTGGCATCAGATGTGTTACCCACTCTGGCTCTGGTATATCGTTCAAGTCAAAGGAGTAGATACCAAGCGGAGTAGAGTTGATATAGAAGGGAAGCAGGTTAGATTGCACTGCTTGTTCTATCAGTTTGCGGTACTTCATCTGCTCTATAAGTAAATCTGAGTAGTGTGTAATCCTGCACTTGAGTTCAATGAAGTGACCAGCCTTGTAACTGATACAGTCAAAGGCATCATAAGTACCCTCACTCTTAACCAAGTCAGGGTAGATATCTTGCTTCAGGAACTCAAAGAGATCCGACTCTTTCATTATCTGAATGGTGAGTCACCACCTAGTTTAATCAACAACTTACGCATCGCACTGTTGCATCTACGGTCAGCAGTTGATATAGCACACTCTAGTATCTGACTGATTTGTGCAAGGGTTAGGTTCTCGTGATAACGGTAGATGAGTATGGTCCTTTGATTCTCTTCTAGCTTTAAGAAAGCGTTCTTAATATCAAATAACATAGCAAGCAGGTTGCCACCTTCTGCTGGACTAGACGACCCCTTCGGTTGTCCATCACGAATCATCTCTTGTGCTTGCTCTAACACTGTACCGTCTATGATGGATGCAATAACAAAGGGTAGAAGCTGAGCAACAGTAGCACTCTCATAGTAGGCCTCATCAGTAATGTGATAGCCAGCCTTAGCAGCCTTCTCCTTGCGTGCGTATCGCTCTGCTACACGCCTCATCTGCCACGCTATACGTTGTTCGTTATGCTTACGCTCTTCAGCATCTTCTACATTTAATTGGCTATTGATATATTCAGTGCGACTCATAGCCCACATCAAACACTCTTGCCTTACATCCTCTGCCTCAACGTATGACTTGAACCGCTGGACAATACTGTTTGCCATAGCGGGTACAAGATCATTGATGATTGGATGTACGTCGCTCACTCTTCAGGCCACGTTCCATCTAATACCATCATTGCAATAGCAGAATAATTTAGAAGGTCAATGAAGCTATCACGCAGAGATTCATTACTAGGGTTAACGTTAGAATCAATAAGGTTGTTAATTCGGGCGACCTTGTCCCACATACGTACACGCAGACCATTAAGAGGTCCACCTGGACTAAGGCTGATGTTCTTAGGACCGTAATCGTGGTGTTTCTTAATGAGAAGATTGCCTGCTGCATCCAAGATGCGCCATACATCGGTAATAAACTCATCGTCTATCTTACTGGTACCGGTCTGACTAACACTTGTTCGCTCTGGTAATCCGCTTCTAAGATCTGAAAGCCCATATGCTGCAAAGTCTGTAACATTCTTATCCATTCGTCTCTACTCACCCTTCTCACCTGTTAGAAGCGCACGTGTTGCGACCTCACCATTAGCTAGGTAGTAGTCATTAATGTCCATACCCGGAGGCAATGTTACTATAGTTGAGTTCATCACGTCGTTTGCGACACGCTTAGCAAACTCAGCACCAGGATTGGTGCCATCTTCTTTAATGTCATTATCACCAACAACAAAGACTGTTTCGTAACCACCAAATAGTTTTGGATAGTGTGACTTCCAAGCCTGTACACCAGGTACACCCACTGCTGGTATACCCAGTACACCGGAAGCGATGATGGTATCTAGCTCACCTTCACATACCAGTATGTATGGTGACATCAAAGTAATATCACTGACGTTATAGAGATGAGCCTTCTGTCCGGTAGGCGAACCGTACTTAGGTTTGCCATCATCTATTCGTCTGAACTTAAAGCCAACGCAGTGACCGAGTGCAGTCAAGTATGGAATAGATATCCAACCCTCTTGTAGTTCGTGTCCGTTCATAGGATCGGTAACAGTACCGAGCATATAGCGAGCAGCAACTACCTCAGATATCCCACGTTCTCCTAGCGCGGCGAGTGCTTCTGGACTTATTTCCTGTGCGTATCTCTGCGCCGCTTCCAGTAGCAATTTCGACTGCGCGTTTGAGGCCATTGTTAAACTCCATATTCTCCATAAAGCACACCATATTAACGGCGTTACCGCCTTTACCGCAGGTGTGACAAAAGTATAAATTGCTTACTGTATCTATAACAGCTGAACCGTGTAGGTCATTGTGCATTACGCACGATACCTTAACGTTCTTACCTTCTCTTACTTGTCCTCCATAGTGAGCAACAATTACTCCTATGGGGATTGCGTTTGCATCAACGGAGCCTTTGAATCCTTTGTTACGAACCATCCTGGACCAACCTTGTGATGACACCCGCAGTCTCCTTTGTACTCACACTTCTCGTGCCAGTGTGTGGCTCTCTTCAAGTGACCTAGTGAGTTCTCCTCACCAGCTTTGCGACAGTTAAGACAAATCATTTTCTACTGCTTCGTCTAGTTCTAGTTCGATGTCAAAGTCATCTGCTGTTTCTTCTACTTGTGGTGCAAAGATTTCTGATGTGGTGATTTTACCCTCTGGAACTGGCATTAGTTGTTCTCCTTAATTGTGTATGGTTTTCCATCTACTACGATAACAGTATCTTTAACTGTACCTTTGTGATCTACTAGAATCCCTGCTGATATAAGAATGTTCTGTAATACAGATACCTTATACTTCAGAGCATCAACCTCAACTTGTGATGCTGGCTTCTCAATCATTTTAATTCTGTCGTACAGTTTCACTGCTTCTCCTTTAACCACTGCTTCAAGTCTTGGATTACCCAAGCGTTTTCTATACCGGAGTTGCGACGCTTAACTATTACATAATGCAGTGGCACTTCCCCAATACCACGAGCCTTAGCATAATTAAGCGCCTCAACCTCGGCTTCACTCCAGAACTTAGGAAGGTCTAACTTCTTTACGTTCTTGAGTTCTAGTATGTAAGTGTTTCCCGCCACCACACATACTATGTCTCCTTCATCCTTACTGCCTGCCTTCGTTAGCCTTTCAGCTAGTAATCCAACAGACCGTAAGAATTTCATTACGTCAGTTTCAAACTGACTACCTTTTCTACCGTTAGGATTAGCCACTACTTCACCTTGTTAATCTTATAAACCTTCTTGCCATCTTCTTCAGTGATCTCGATGAGACCAGACTCAAGCAGTGCAATCAATAGGTTCTTCATCTCTTCACGTATCAACGTGATTTGATTCTTAAGATAAGCAATCTCAGTATTGCCCATAAATATCATCCTCTTCGGTATCAGTTACTGGTGGTGTGTAGTCACCAGTATAGCCAGAGCGTGCATCCCTAGCCAGCATTTGACCAAACGAATTCTTATCTGAAATCTGACACGCTCCGTAGTTAACGAAGAGTGTAGCCCAGTCTTTGCCATCAGCAGTATGTGGACCGAATCGGTTCTTTACTGCTGCTACCTTCAGTTCTCCTTGTGCTGGGTCGTAACCCAGTGTAAGTATCAGTGCCGGTAGTTGGCTTACCTTGCCGTGAATAGCACGACGAGCAGGTGGATTAGTTGGTGAACCATACTCTGATTGCTCAGAGACGTGATGAAGTACTAATACGCAAGCCTCAGTCTTGCGTGCCATATCGTGCAACTCCATCATAATTGCACGTAGCCCTGCCCACTCGTTGTCTGTTTCAGCAGCAACGTTCATTAAGTTATCTATGACGATTAACTCAGGTGCTTCTCCGTACAGCTCTACATATGCTCGAATCTCTAGTTCGATATCATCCAATGAAGGTGAAGAGTCAAAGACCCACTTAATATGATTGAGCTTGTCGAAGTGATGATCGTAGTAATGTGTGTTACCAGAGAGATTACTCTCTACTGATATCTGTGAATGACCTGATGCTTGTGCAGCAGCACGCATCATCACAGTTGTTGTATCGGTATCGGCTGAGAAGAAGAGTGTTGGTACCTTTGCTCGCATTGCATATATCAAAGCGAACATAGACTTACCAGCATTAGGCGCTGCTGCAACCATACAGACTTGTCCTCTACGGAACTTAATCTGCTTGTGTGCTAGATCATTCCATACATCAGGTAACGGTGTTGCTTTGGTAAGCACACCACCCCACGCACGGGATAAGTCAAGCAACTTCGCCTCCTTGTAAAGTAATACCTCTTCGTCTACGTATCTTGTAGCGTTCCCTACTTACGAGACCGCCCCATATGCCGTGAGCTTCATTAACGATTCCCCACTCAGCACATTCAGTTTGGTGTGGACAACTCTTGCATATTTGTTTTGCATAGTTAACTTCAATTGTTCCAATGGATTCTTTACCCTTTTCAGGGAACCAGAAATCTCCACCAATCTCAGCACACGCGGGAGCTTCAAATTCGTGTGGCTCCCGCATATGTTATCTAACCCAGATAGTGTCGCACTTATCTGGTGCACCCTTAGGAGTTGAACACATCCAACCCTGCCACGCACCCTTTGAAGAAGTACCAGTCTTGTAAACCATTGGACCGTGCTTACAGGTATTACCTGCAGATTGCGCCGGTGCTCCGCTAGGAGTTACTGCTGTTGCATTAAATGCAGCTGCTACAGAAGCCACTGAAGGAGCAGAGTGAGAACTTCCGCCAAGTTCAGCTGAAGTTGATTTAATGAGAGAAGAAACCATTGATAGATCATTGAGTCCAGTCTCCAGTTCCTTGATTGTTGTTGCGTACAGATTTACTAATGAACCATCAGGCAACTTGTAGTTGACCTGGAACTTAGTGCTTTCCGGTGCAGCCATTTACTTTCCTCCACTTTGTTTGATATTTAATCTAACAGATTCGTTGCCAATTACCTTGGGAACAAACCCTAGAAGTTTTTCAACTTCCTTGGAATCAACTGACTCGCGGCCTTTTACCGTAGTCCAACTGATTTCAATACCACTAGCTGTTACACCAGTGGCTCCCTCGAAAGATTCTTTCAAGGAATCCTTTTTCTTTTCTAAATCTTTTATCTGTTGGTCCAACTGTAAGTACATCAGAGCATTGGTGTCAACCTCTGTGTCCTCAATGATTACATCACTAAGGACTATACGTTCTTTTTTTAGACCAACGCATCCCATCTCACCAGACTCATCGTAGTACTGGCAGTACAGTCTGCAGAAACTTACATCCTTTTCAGGCTCTGGTGCTGTCTCCATTGCCTTGACATTAGCCAACCACGAAAGCGCTTCTAGTGCAACCTTTTCATCGTATGGTTCTGTATGTACCTTGACATCCTTCTCATCACCATCGCGTGCGATAGCAACAAGACTGACTGTGTTGACAATACCCTTACCGCTTTTAGAAATCAAGTACCCATAGACCTGTACCTGCCAGCGCTGTTGCACTGATGGAAAGAACGATAGGTTCTTTACCTTAGATGTTTTCCAGTCAATGACTGCACCAGTAGCTGGTATAAATAAATCAACGTGTGCTTTCAAATCACCGTAGGCAACTTCACTCTCAACTAAGTAATCTTTACCTTCAGGATCTAGTGTTGTAATTGCATCTTCAATTGCTGCGTGAATAGCAGTACCCATAATGGCAGCAAGTTTAGATTGGTTATCATTTGTTTCAGGTTGTCCCTGTAACCGATACCAGACCTTACGACGGCAACCACCAATCTCTGATGGACCTACCTGTGTCTGCTTTGATCGAGACTTGTTAGCATCTTTCTCGTGTAAAACTGTTAATAATAATTCTTTTGGATTCATTCTTTCCCTCTCTCATCTTCCTCAAAGAAACAACCACATCCACCTAGATCAAGATCGTCTACGAGTTGAGGCTGATCTTCTACTCTACGCCTTAATTCTATCAAAGGCAATGGTCTTTTAACACCATCTTTCATATCCGTAAGTATGGATATATCCTTTCCTATGTGTTTAATAATCTCTTGTTCTTTTTCTTCCCACATAGCAAAACGCTCAGGCATAATTTCTAACAGCTTCTTAAACTGTGCTTGCCCTGCACGCACGCAGCCACCACCACAGTTGTTGTGACTAAATCCTAGGCTGTATAAACGTGGGGTTTTCAATCCTTCTGACTCAGCCCACTCAATTAACTCTTGCTTATTGTAATACATTTTGTCTTCTGTATGGTAATAAGGTTCTGCCAATGGAGCTACTGCCTTGTATGGCTTGTAGTTTTTAACTATCGCTGGTAAACGATGGGTTTCCGTCCAGTCAATACCAACATAAACGATAGTGTCTTCTGGATCACAGTTCTCATTAAGCCATTTTCTGGCTGGCTTTTGTTTTAGTTCAAAGGAACAGTGGGCTAGTCGAGAGTTTCCAAGGAACTTTTTATCCTTGAATACTTCCCATATGTCCCTGCCTTCATTGATATAGATATAAGTTCCACCGATATTCTTAACCGAATCCTCTAGGAACCTATAGGTATCTTCGTCTTCCCCGATATGAGAGGACTCGGTATTGCCCTTTACATCGGTAAAGACTAGGTAAAGATTGTCTGTTCCGAATGTCGCAGCGACCATCTTTGCGGCAGCCCAGGAACCGATACCTCCAGAAAACATTACAACGTGCTTCATTGCGGGTTCCTTACTATCTTTACTGCTTTTTGTAAGCCATCGTTATAGCCTTCTTCATATTTGCCATATGCAACAGGCAAATATTGATCTTCAATGTCTTGCGCGATTTGCTCACGCAGTTCTATCTCCATAAAGTATGGCGCAGCTGATCTGCGACCTGACTTCAACGCTTCTTCTATTGCATATGCAACTGTCTTTTCCATTACTTCTGATCTCTACGTGTTAGCCAGTAGTCAAAAGCATAAGCTCCGACGAAGCCAATAAGCAAGCCGAAAAAAAATTCAAGCATCTTCTTTATCCTTTCGTTTGTATTTCTAATTGAATCGGTGGACAGGTATTGATGTCAAGAACCGACGCGATCTTTACTGCCTTTTCTGCAACGACCTTTGCCATCAACAACTTATTGTAAGACTTATCCTCCAAGGAATACAAGTACCCAAGGGCATAATTTCCACCGGAACCTGCAGCGAATAACCCCATCTCGCTGGCGTTAAAGGATAGATCTCCACCGATAGAAAAAAGGTAGGCGTTAAACGATAGTAGATAACTGAAGTTAGTTTCCTTCGGGTCTATCTCATATCCATTTTCCTTAAACGCTGAGTAGATACTTGGGATAACCTTCTTACCCATAAACTCGACTGGATGGTAGGCAGGTTTATAGACTGGTGGTTGCCAGTTGTAGGCCAAGATATCTCCTGGCCTTGAGTCGCCGGTAACGCCTAGTAGATACTTACCCACGTGAATAATCTTGGGTGTCTGTATAGATATGATCCGCTGATCGTTATCAGTGATCTGTGAGTCAGCTGCCATCACCACAAAATCCTTGCCTTGAATACCCACGAGTGTTGTCATAGGTGGATCATATCACACGGCGTGTCTTATTCTTTAATGGTGGGTTGAGTATGTACAATATGAGCGTAAGCGAATAACGGTAAGCGGCCCTTGGCGGGCCGAGACTAGGAGGCCCGACACCTATGCGGCTCCGTCTACCAACCCTGCAAACTTTAGGCTGGCGTAGAAGTACCCTTCCTAAGCCCTTTGGAGCCGATCTGAGGGCCTTAGGCCCTGTCCACGCCTGTACTTGTGGCTGTACTATGTTCAACATTATGGCATCCTTTGAGGACTATGATATAGCTTGGTGGTACCTTGATGGTACCTGTGCCAACTGCGGTAACTTGGTTACCATACCCTGTCCTGTAGACAATCCAGAGGCATAAAAAAAGAAGCCCCCCACCCAGGATTTCTCCTGAGCAGGGGGCTGTTGCCTCGCGCTGTACTATAAAGATTACTCTTTATCTAGTACCAGTCCAAACTCTGTCTCTGTCTTATCTGCCCACTTGATAGCGGGAGCAGCGACAGCACCGATAAGTACTGCGTATTGAGGTGCAAGATCTGTTAGTAGTGCAATACCCATAGCAACTGCAGCTCCTGCAATAGCGCGTAGGTATGACTTGATAACTGCCTTGTGCTTCTTAGTTAGTTTTAGTTTCATTTGTTTTCCTTTTTCTTAGGTAAGGGTTTAGGGAACTTAGCCTTTACTTTATTGATTGCCTTCGGCTTGGCTAGCCAAGGGAACCAAGGAGATGTGTCATAGCCACACGTTTCTTTGATTGAAATATGTAGGTGTTTATTGTGAGGATTGCTACCGGTGTAGGCGTTCTCACCTTTGGCCTTAGACCAGATCCTGCCCTTGAAGATGAGGTACTTCACGCGGGGATCTTTCTGTAACTCTGTGTAAATTATCTGGCAGTACACACCATTTGCTGGATCGTGGGTAAGGTCTACTGCGAACCCGCTATTGTGATCTGAGTTTGGGTTTTGCTTCACGTGAGCCTTAGATGGTAGTAACCCATCTGATGCTTTGTTCCGCTTAGGCCATAGTTCTGTTGCTTGACGTAGTACTGCGATAGCAGATGGTGCAGCCTTCTTTGCTAATGGAATCATAAGCCCTTCTTCTGTATAAGGATCTGGTAAAGGATCTCTACCTTTTCTTCTAACCTTACGACTGAGTCCTTGAGACTTGAACCTGAGTTGGGTTTAAGTTCTGCCAAGTAATGCTTAACTAGCCAGCGTACTGATGTAGCAAAGCCACCGATAAGGGTCATTACAGCAACAGCAATAGCTGCATAGTCTTGTGCGGTCACGTTACGCTCCGGATAGTTACTAGAAGGACACCGCCAAAGCCAGAGAATCTCTTATCTGGTGGGGTACGGTTAATGAAGTCCATCTCTTCGATGAGTCCAATGTAAGTCTCACCTGTACGGAAGTCTTCAATTTTAATTGTGTCTCCAAGATTTTCAATAGATTCTATCTGAGCCATACGCTCATAGGCAGATCCTTCTGAACCTACTTCGTTATTAAACTTATCCATCTCGTGGTCATAACACATTACTGGGTATTGAATAAGGCGTTGACGTGGGATAGCAGGTAATGACTTAACTTGGTATCCAGTAAAGAGTGGACCTTTAGTATTGTCCGTAGCTGAACGGCTTAAGAGAAACTTAAATCCAAGATATTCTTGCGAAGAGTTTGGGTTAGATATATTAACCTCTGGAACCGTATCACTCTGTGAGAATGTACCAATGACATACTCAACATCAGTTGAACTGATTGAATACAATTCTAAAGCCCCGTTGGTAGTATCTACACGCGCCTGAATTTGCTTAAAGATTTTCTTTTCAAGTGTGTTGTATCGAATAAAGCCTGTACGAAGATAGCCTTCAGAGATTAACTCAGTAGCCTCTTCAATGTAGATTTTTCCATCTGATCCATTGCCTGCTGTAACAAATGATAGTTGGTCAGTCTCACCCATAAAGGAACAGGTGGTTGTGTGACTTTGCACTGTGTCATCTGGATTGTATAGATCCCAAGCATAAGGAAAGATTAGAGGCCCTAACTCTTGGCCTAGATCTATACGTGTAACTCCTGCTTGCCCATCTACTCCTGTTGCTGCCCAAGCATAACGATCACGGAAGGCAAAGTCATAGACTGGTTGTGTTGATTCAAAGAGTTCTGAACCATAGTTAATAGATCCATCTACATCAGATATCTGAGCCACACGCATACCTTGGTTGGTACCGATGAGCATATAGCCCAAGTAGTACGAGATCTTGTACACCTTTTCACCGACTGGTAGTTCAGCTGCTGTGATAGCACTGGTCAGTGTAGGCATAGCACCTGTACTGGTTAGCGTAAACTTGTAGATATTAGACTGAATACCTGAGTAACCTGATACATAGATAGCAGATCCAGATGAGGTAATGCTGGTAAAGATGTGGTCTGGGTCATTGTGAGTATAAACAGCGGTAGGTAACGCTGTTGCACTACTTGCAAACTCATAGATAGAATCATTGACTGTCATAATGATACGCTCTTTGGTGTATTCAATAACAGCGTTATCAACGATAATACCAGGAGAGGTAAACATTTCCACTGCAGCAGTACTAGAATCTAGTGGTCGCTTGTTGACCTGTAGTTTGCCAGTGCCAGTCTTATTAGTTACCCAGTAGGCATAGACTCCATCATCACAGATAGAAAATACAGGGCCATCGGTTCCTGAGTTGTAGTCTACAAAGTGGATAATTTCAGCTACGCCAGTACCTACTGGAGATACTGCCGTTGAAGCCACATTGCTAGCAGTCTTAGCATAGGTGAATGTAGTTGTTGTAGGTACGCCAGTGATTGTGTACTCGCCATTAAAGGTAGCATCAACACCGGTAATAGTGATTTGCATACCAGTACATAGTCCGTGTGCTGCTGTCGTAGTCAGCGTTGCTACGTTAGTTGTTAGCGCCTTGTTGCTGATAGATACGGTGATGGTAGGAAATACTTTATCTACATCAAACTCATCTGACAATAGAATACCGTTATAGGTATTGCCGTTAGTAGTCCACTCGATAGAACGAGAGAATTGCCAAGGACGACCATTAGAACGGATACCACCTGTAATGGTGTGTGATGTGTAGGTATCTTTAAGCAGGGTGCATTGACCCTTTTCCCATACGTTAACACCCTTTGACTCTGTGTACTGAAAGCGTAGTGACTCATCTTGGATAGGCTCAAAGAACTTGATACCTTGTCCATAGTGGAATGACGATTGAGAACGTAGCCACCAACCAGTAAGTGTCTGCTCACCTGGTTCACGTGACTGGTCAATCTGTTGCTTGCGATACTGCGCTGTGACACGACGATATGGTTGATCGTCAAGTGGCATAACAAAGAATGGCAACCCTGCAAAGGCTACATCGTAGGCATAACCACTAGGAGTATATGTAACACCTGCTGGGTTAGAAAGGGTTAATGGTAAGCCTTCACTTATGTCATCGCCGTATGGCATCTATTCTCCTTAATGTAATTTTAGGATTGCAAAACTTTTAGAAAGCGCGTATTGGACGGACGTAGGCCAAACCAGACTTATCAAGGTCGTACAAACCCCCATTAGTTAGGAGCTGGGCTACTGCGAAGACCGAACTTACTTCAGACGAAGCAAAGTATAGGTTATCCACAAATCCTCCAACAGTTGCACGCTGAAGTCGAAGTTGATTGAGTTCGTCTTTAGATGGTAGATACCAGTCACTTAAATTATTTGGACCACGATAAGCACGAGAGATAGTTCCAGCCCTATTGGCGGTACTGCTCTGCGTAACCATTGCTATTGTGTTTCCATAACCAGTTCCTATTGCAGTTCCTTGCGCAGTTGCCCCAATAAGAGTACTTGTATTACCTGACCACACATACGTAGCATCGGTCCACGCAGTATCCCCCGAAGTAGGCGCAGCCTCTAGGTATTTGCATTGCGTTGAGGAGGGACCACCAGTGAATGTAGTAGGAGCAACATAAAATATTCTACCCCCTCCAGGTCCAGTATCGCCAACTTTGTATTGTCTTGCACTAGCACTGGTAAAAATTCCTAAAATTGAACTCAAGATATATCTCCAACCACTGTGAAGTTATTGCTTGATGTACAGATAATTGTTGCGGCACTAAATTGAGAACGAAGATTTGGTGCTCCAGATGTAGTGCCAGTTGAAGTAAGAACTGAAGTTCCATTGTTTCTGATCTGAACTGCACCAGCACCAAGACGCTGAACGTTGATCTGCTGTCCTGCTGTGAACACTCCACTAGGTACAGTTAAAGTAATAGTTGAAGCATTAGACAATGTAACCAACTTGTTCAAGTCACCTGCAACTAGAGTATAGGTTGTTCCAGTCTGAGCATTAAATGTAATATTAAGCGTTGTAGGTGTACTCCACTTAAGACCAGTTGCTGTAGTTGAATCTGCTGTGAGGACCTGATCGTTAGAACCAACGCCTAGTCGAGCAGGGGTAGCACTGGCTGTGGCTGTGACAACGTCACCCTTTGTAGTAACTAAAGACTTTGGTATTGCAGCATCTGCTGTAGCAACTCCTGCTGTAAAGAAGGTTGCATCATCACCAGTAAAGACGTGCTTGACTGTGGCTCCTGCTGTATGGGCAATACCTGATGTACCGGCACGACCACGAACTATCGTAAGAGTATCTCCAGAGATGGCAGTAACAGCTACGATTTCTTCGCTGTTAGTATCTACATCAAGTGCGACAAGGAACTGATCTACGTTACCTGCTGCAAGAGATACACCGCCCATAAGCAAAGAACCGGTGCCAGTTGGTACTGTGATGGTTGTAGTTCCACTACCAATAGTTGCTGAAAGAGATGTGGCTACGCTGGTGGTGCTATATTTTCTGGTCATTGTCTATTGCCTCACTTGCTGTAATGGATTCGTATTGGATACTTGTCTGAAAGTTTTAATGATTCATCTTGTAGACGTTGCTGGTATAGAGCAAAGATATAACGAGAGGTGTTAACACCAGCAGAACCTGGAACTTTGCTATCTGCAAGATCAGCCTCAGCCGAAGTAAGGTTGATACGACCTGGATCAACGTATGAAAGTAGACGGTAGGCAGCACCGAGAGTAATAACATCTCGGCAAGAATTAGGTAGACCAGTAACATCTGAGAAATCATCTGAGTTGTTATCTAATGTATTAGGAGTTGCTGAGTACCAGACCTGCACTGTACGTCCAGGTTGGACGTTAGCGTAAATGTTTACGGTCTTTTGTGTATTAAAGGTTGCTGTATTAGCCATCAAGTCTTGACGCCAACGGTTGATAGGTAGCCACTCACGACTAGAACCTGTTGTCTGCCAAGACATATAGAGAACATTCTCAGCATCATCAGGCAATGGGTACGTTGTCTGGCTTGCGTTAAAGGTAAAAGTGTATGAGTAGATAGACCACAATTTAGGATAGACCGAGTTGATCGTATCGTTGATAGCCTGTTTAATCATAGTACGTGGAAAGGTGGGGGTAAGTACTACTTGTGCATATTGACTATGTGGAGCTGGTGCTGTCTTCTGGTATCCACGACCAAAGCCTGGAGCAGCATTGAGCGTATTGTTTGCCTTAACAAAGTTATCAATCCAGATAAGTTCATCGTCAATTTCAATAATACCTTTAGCAAGGTTATCTGCTGAACCTACTTGGATAACTGTATCGGTAGTTGTTATTGCCGAATTAAGATAAGTAATTCGATCTTGGCGCAGGGTGTATCCAGCAAGAGAAGATCTAACTTCCTGGACCATATCGTCAAATGTTGCCATTTTTTACCTTTTCCTCATAGAAGCGAAGATTGCTTACTAAGCGTTCTTCATTTGGACTTATCTCTACTGCTTTCCTACCGTGCTCTACTGCTGTATTAAAATCACCTAGCTGCCAAGAACTAATTGCTATAAGGTCGTGTGCCATATGGCCCCACGCCCAGTTCTCTGCTAGAAAGTTTCTAGGCTTTTCTGTATATTCCAAAGCCTTTTGTGCTACCAGCAAACATTCATCCCACTGTTTGGTAACGTAGTAATGGTTAGCCAATCCAAGGATTGATTCTCTACTAGCATATTCTTCTGTGCCTTGTAGCAACCATTCTTCAGCGTTCTTAGGTTCACACCCAGATAAAGTCCTGCACGCAGCACTTCTCTCTTCTGGGAATACCGACTTCTCTAGGTACTGCTTAAGGTAATTAGCAGCCTCTTCATACCTCTTATGATAGTAATACTCACGACCTAAGTAATATAGGTTACGTGAATCAGGGTTCTCACGTACTGCCATCTCAAGCATTGGTAGGTATTGAGCACGAGACTTTGTTCTATCTTGGTGATGATGGATCTCGAAGCCATCTATGCGCTTCTTGATCTCTTCTCGCTGGTCATACCACTGTGGTACTTCGTGTATAGGATAAGCCCATCTGACACCAAACCTGCGGTGTATCTTGAACCCATCAAATTCTAAGTTAGCGCTACCATCTTCATTAAAGGCTTCTATACGCCGATAGGTAGGTCTATCTATTCCTTCTTCAAAGGCTTGCTCTACATACTTGCGCCAGTCCGGAGCTAGTACTTCATCTACATCTAGTGCTATACAGTAGTCAGCATCGGCAGGTATTACTGCAAGCGAGGCGTTCCTCGCGTCATCGAATCTAAATGGCTGAACAGTGATCTCGACAACCGTAATGCCAAGACTTCGTGCAATCTCAACTGTTCTATCTGTTGATCCTGTATCTGCGAGGATGTGGTAGTCGGCATCTTTACTGGACTCATACCAACGTTCAACGTGTTTCTCCTCGTTCTTGCTGATTGTATAGACTGCTATCTTCAAAAGTCATTCACCTCTTTAAGTCGTAGGTCAGAGTAAGAGGGAAATTGTGTAACTAAATTTGGTTGTGCTATGTATGCGTTATAGGGTTCTGCAAATACTCGTAGTCCGATATCTATGTACCATTCATAGCCATCTAACTTTTCAATAAAGTAATCCATTATCTCCGGTTTAATTGAATAAGCCTGAGTTCCTGTAGTAAATACCTGCCTACCCCAGTGCTTGTTTACTGGAGTAACCTTGCCTGTATCTTTAGGAACTAGAGCACCTAGATAGAATATGTCGGTGTTCTTTGGTAGAGTCTGCATTACCTCTTCAAACTTAGAATTAAAGTCTTCTACAAATAGTGCGTCATCTTCTAGTACAAGAATCCTTTTGCCTTTGTACTTCTTAAGTACTCCAACGTGGCTCATAGTACCAGCCACTACAGGATCTATTCCTGCTTCCTTGCCATCTACTGCTGAGAAGCGTTCGTAGGTTATCTCTAACTCTTCAAGCTGGGGAATTAACTTTTCCATTCGATCTGTCCTGCGGTCCAAGTTAATGACCACGACTGCATCAAAGTATTCGTTAACTTTCATAGGTTTATTCTATTGGAATTGGTGGGATAAAGGTGTCAAGCGCCTCGTCATATGTGTAACCGATACCAGCAAAAGTGCCTCTAAACCTATTGCTATACGAAGTCTGAACCCACCTGCCACCAAGCAAATCTTGGCAAAACTTCACACCTATTGCCTCTTGTTCAATTCCATCTTCATCTAATATCACTTCATTATTGACAACAATTACTTGCTGAACAATGTTGTTCTCATCTAGTTCTGCAAAGTGCGCCATTAGAAAGTTATACTCCCACTTCCAGTAAATTGATAGATTCTAAAACCGCCCGAAGTTGTGATCGTTGGCGAACCAGTTGTTGTTGCCTGTGGGTAAATCGTTGAGTGTCTTAGGATTACAATTCCTGAACCACCTGCGCCCGAAAATTCAGTTACACCCGCAGAGCTTGCACCACCGCCACCGCTTCCAGTGTTTACAGTGCCAGAGGTTGCAGTTGCATTGTAAGCAGCAGCACCACCGCCACCACTTCCACCTGCTCCTTGACCTGTAGCAGTTGTTGGCCTACTTCCACCGCCACCACCTGCGCGTGTTACAGAGGTGCCAGTAATTGAAGATGCTCTGCCTGCTCCACCATTTCCACCAACGCCAGATACTCCTGCGCTTCCTACTGCACCTGCTCCACCGCCACCGCCTGCTGCGCGGAGAGAGGCAGTTGCGCTATAAAAACCAGCGCCACCTGCATATTGGCTATTTTGACCACCAGTAGCATCACCGCCTGCGCTGGCTTGTGTTGTACTTACGCTGCCGCCGCCATTAAAAACATTTCCAACAGCAGCGGCTCCAAGTCCAGGTGCTCCACCAAAGGCTCTTGGAACATTGTTGCCAAGCAAATTCTGAAATAGAGCAGAGTTTGTTCCAACGTTGCCAACATTTCCCTGAGCGCCTGCTGCACCGCCTGCGCCCACTGTTACAGTCAAAAAAAGATCCTTATACACTTTCACAGTTGCCTGTGAAGGAAACCCGCCACCGTTTAATTCATTGGTTAATGAAGTGACATATCCGCCAGCACCACCGCCACCGCCTGCTGCATTGCTGATGTTTAGGGTAACTCGCCCTGAACCACCACCGCCAATCATCAAGTAATCAAGGCGTATTGCAGAACTAGTAGGTCGTTGCCAAGGAACAAATTGCCTTAACGCTGCCGTGATAGGCGCACTAGGATAATATCTCAGCGACTCCATTACGCGATAACATTCACATATCCGTTAATTGTCACCACATTTGCAGTGCCAGCAAACGCTCGAACAACCAGTGGTGTTGCATTTCCTTTAATAAGTAACCCTGGAACTACAAGCACCAAACCCGATTCTGATGGAATTGTTATCTCAATTAGATCGTCAGGTGAAGCAGTGCCACCCCACTCAACAGTGAGCTTGACACCTGCTGCATCTGTATTGGTTGCATATAACCAAACTTCGTGAAGTGTTGTGGCAGTAGCAGAACCAGTGTGGATAGTGGTTCCAGCAGTTGCAGTTGCAGCAACCTTGATTGCCTTGCCATCTGTTGAACCTGAAAGAATTGTCTTAGTAAAGGTTGCCATTTGTTTTCCTAACTGAATGTTCTCATAGAGATAACTGCCTGATCGTCTTCATACACTACTGCGCCTGTTGCACCCGTTGCACCTGTTGCCCCTGTCGGACCAGTAGGACCTGTAGGTCCCGTTGCACCTGTAGCACCCGCTGGTCCCGTAGGTCCAGGTACTGTAGAATCAGCACCAGTCGGACCTGTCGGTCCTGTAGGACCAGTAGCGCCAGTTGGACCCGTAGGACCTGGAACTGTAGAGTCTGCTCCTGTGGCTCCAGTAGGCCCTGTAGGGCCTGTGGCACCTGTTGGACCCGTTGGGCCAGGTACTGTGCTTGCTGCGC